TAGATAGTAATCACTTTAATAACAATAATAATAACCATCAAACCTTATGTGCTTGCTGTCATGCAGAAAAGACTCATCAAGATTATCTAAAAAGAAATAACCTTAAGGAAAAACAGTATGACATGGTATGCTAATTCAGCTGGTAGACATGGACTCTCTGGTGCTAAGGGTGACGCTGGTGAAAAGCTAGTGGAGCTCTATTGTAAGAAAAACAATCTTTCTTGGGAAGATAAGAATGACTATAAGAGTCAGGTTGTCGATAAGATAGATTGTATTATTGAAAATGAAGCTGTAGATGTAAAGACTAACATTTTTATGGATCGTCTTGCTGTTGAATTATATCTTAACAACAATAAAAGAGTTGGTCCCGGATGGCTTTTTACTACTAAAGCTAAAAAAATTTATGGAGTAGATCTTGACAATAAAAAGATTTACAGCTATAATGTATCAGATATGATTGATTATGTAGATAAGAATAGACATCGCTCTAAGCTAACAAAGCATGGAGATGAAGTTATCTGGGTACATAAATCAGAACCTTTTATTACGGAGTTGCAATGAAAATCGCACACGAAGCACCGCTTAGTATCTTTGATAAGGTACAGAAGTTAACTGACTATGATTACGCTCTTGTTCATCTATTTGAAGAGAATGAACAGTACTGGGATAAATTTGTAAAGGCTAAAAAAGATGGAAGAGAAGTCCTCCTCGATAACTCTATCTTCGAGCTTGGAACAGCTTTTAACGGAGATACATACGCTGATTGGATTATTAAGCTCAAGCCAGATTGGTATATCGTTCCAGATGTACTCGATAATGCAAGCGCTACTATTGATAGCTTTAATAATTTTGCTTATACATACGGTCATCTTCCTGGCCAGGTTATTGCTGTCGCTCAAGGGAGTACTTATAATGAGCTTGTTACTTGCTATAATTATTTCGCTAACAACCCCCTTGTAGATAAGATTGCAATATCATTTAATCATCCATTCTATCAAACTGATTATAACTTTCTAGAAAGTAATAAATACTTTAGAATGATGAATGGCAGACAAACCACTCTACAGAATATGATTAGAGATGGAGTTATTGATACAGATAAGCCTCATCATTTACTTGGATGCGGATTACCTCAAGAGTTTATATCTTATAAAGATTATGTGTGGGTTGACTCATTAGATACTTCTAATCCGGTTATACATGGAATGAAAGGTATTAGATATGAGTCATACGGTCTTACAGATAAGGAATCAGTAAAACTATTTACTCTTATCAATGAAGATGTAGTTGACTGTTGGGATGATATAGAATATAATATAAAAGTATTTAAAGCATTATGTGGTGGGTAAAATGTGGTTCGCACTTTTTAGTCAATCTGGTTCTGAAATAGTTCAGGTCGCTAACCAACTAGGTCGGTGGCCTGATTATATATTTACAGATAATAAAGATAAGAAATCGTGGCATAAAGATCTTCGTAAGCACTCTGCTGTTTCGATAGTTAAGCATACAGATATGAAAAGAGAGATAGAAGGTTATATTTCTATGTTTCAAGGATTAAGAGGCACTACACCTATTGTTACTCTTCATGGTTATCTTCGTATTTTACCTGAACTAAAGTGTGAAGTGTATAATGGTCATCCAGGAGATATTATTAAATATCCAGAGTTAAAAGGTATACATCCACAGAAGAAAGCATTAGATCTTGGTCTAAAGTCAACAGGTACTGTAATACACAAAGTTACAGAAGAAGTTGACGGAGGTGAGGTTTTATTATATAATACATATGGTATGAGAGGAGATGAGACAGTAGAAATTCTATCTGATCGTCTGCGTAATATATCAATTAATCTATGGACTAAATTCTTGAGGAGTAAAGTATTTGAAACTGTTTAAAGGTGAAGTAGCAGAATCTGATGATCCTAGACCTAGTCATTATAGTCAGAAAGAAGGTCATGTAGAGTGTATTAAGGTTATTAAGCAACTATGTGAGGAGCATCAGAATGATCCCTATACTGACTATAATCGTTATCAAGCGTTTAAATATCTTTGGCGATTAGGTCAGAAAGATGATGTGCTGTTAGACATTAATAAAGCTATTACGTTTTTAACGTTTGCTAAAGAGGCTATTGAAGAGGAAAGAGCTAAGAATGGATGAGATTGAAAAGATTGCTAGTAAGGTATTAGGTAAGACTTCTGACGGTAAAACTATGATGCGTTACGAAACACCTGATGCTGTAGATTCTAGTCTGCTGGTTGGTATTCCTCGTCATCTTAATCGTACTCAATATAATCTATCTGGTAAAGAATTTTTTGGAGTAGATACATGGAACTCATATGAGTTTAGCTGTTTACTTGATAATGGCTTTCCTGTGAGTGGTTGGTTGCGTTGGTCTTATCCGTCTGACTCAGAGAATATTGTTGAGTCTAAATCTGCTAAACTATATCTTAATTCATTTAATATGGCTAAAATGGGCTCTACAGTTAGAACTGCTATTATGAATGTAGAAGAGACCGTTTGGAGTGATATGGGAGCAGTACTAGGGTTAAAAGATGAAAATGATCTTAACGTTGTTTTACATATTAATGATGATTATGGTTATGCAAAACCTATGGCTGGTAGCTGGAATCAGTTAGAAGAAATAGTAGCAGTTGAAGAAATTGATTTTAGTCATTATAATGAAAGTCCAGATATCTTAAATGTAGTGAGTAGTAGTGGTAGAGTAGATAGATTTATGTCTAACTCATTACGCTCTAACTGCCGTGTAACTAATCAACCAGACTGGGGAGACATATATATCCATATTAAAGGAGATAAAACTGTACTTCCAGAATCACTTTTACAGTATATTGTATCAATGCGCAAAGAAAACCATTTTCACGAAGAAATATGTGAATGTGTATATAAACGTCTAGATGACTTGTTAGACCCCTCAGAGCTTGTTATCGCTTGTCTCTATACACGTAGAGGGGGTATTGATATTAATCCTATTCGCGCATCTAGTCCTGAACTGTTAATACAGCACCCTATTAATGACGCTGTATCCTTAACATCAAAGACTATGCGTCAATAGTGGTTTATGAAAGCTAACCACTTTAAACAACACACCGCTTTCATATTGGAGAACTAAATGAAAAATATCGTTGTATCTTTATCAGGAGGAATGGATTCCTCTACTTTGTTATTGCGTTCTATTAAAGAAGTAGGAGCAGATAATGTAACAGCATTATCTTTTGATTACGGACAAAAACACGTATGTGAGTTAGAGCGCGCTCAGAATCTTGTAGACTATCTAGCAGATCATAATCATAAGATTAAGTATCAAGTTATTAAACTTGATGGTTTGCAAAACCTTTTGTCCTCTACTCTGGTTACTGGAGGAGGGGAAGTACCAGAAGGTCATTATGAAGAAGAAACAATGAAAGAGACTGTTGTCCCTAACCGTAATAAGATCTTTGCTTCTATTGTACAAGCAGCTGCTCTTTCACGTGTTAAGGATACAGGTGAGGAAACAGCAATTGCACTTGGTATACATGCTGGTGATCATGCTGTTTATCCTGATTGTCGTCAGGAATTTCGTGATGCTGACGATGCTGCATTCCGAGAAGGAAATTGGGATGCAGAAAAAGTAACTTATTTTACACCTTACTTAGAAGTAGATAAGTTTGATATTCTGAAAGATGGTGAAATACTTTGTAATGGTCTAGGGCTTGAATTCGACGAGGTATATAAGAGAACTAACACTTCATATAAACCTATGAAACATAATGGAGTATGGTATTCTGATTATAAAAGCTCATCTTCAGTAGAACGTCTCGAAGCATTTATTAAACTGGGTCGACCTGATCCTGTTGCCTATGCGGATGAGACAGGTCCTGTTGCGTATGAAGTAGCAAGATCTCATGCACAACAAATACTAGCATAAAGGGAAATAATATGGAACTAATTAAGAAATATTTTAACTTTGGAGATGAGGATCGAAGTCTCATCATGAAGTTAGTAGGTCTACATCTTGTAATTATTGCATTAGCAAACTATGTAGTACAATTTAGTGGAGTTCTTCCTCTTCTGAATTTAAACTTTACTTGGGGAATGTTTGTCTTTCCTCTGATTGTAGTTGCAACAGACCTAACTGTACGACTTACTAATAAGTATGTTGCAAGACAAATTATTGCAATTGCGTTTATTCCGGCTATGATTATTAGTAGTTTTATTGCTACTCCAATGATTGGTATTGCAAGTGGGTTTGCATATGCAGTAGGTTTGATGTTAGATGTATCAGTGTTTCAGATCATTCGAGAAAAGTTTACAGATATTTGGTGGATAGCTCCGGCTATTTCAACAGTCTTTGCAAATATTCTTGACACCTATGCATTCTTCTGGGCTGGCTTTGCTTACGGACCAGATGAGTTTATGAGAGCTAATTGGCTTGAAATTGCCTCTGTAGATGTAGTGTTTAAGATTATTGTATCGTTTGTGGTCTTCCTACCTGTATATGGTGTGCTACTACGAGAGCTTCGAAAGCGAATGGAAGTAGGCTCAGGAGCATAAAATTATTAATGCCAGCTAGTTTATAGCTGGCATTTTTATATAATATATAATACAATACGTTATAAAAAGGAGTTTGTTATGAGTATGATTAATATAGGAGGTAGAGTAAGTAGTAGTACTCTTTCTCATATTC